TAATACACCACTTGGTGCAGCTCCATTTGCATAAAACTTACTTCCAAATTCTTCAGCTGCTATTGCTAAGCCAATAGCATTTTTAGCCATTGCAATTGGAGAGTATCCAACTAATCCATCAAATCCCAGACCTGGAATATGTAAAACTTCTGTTGAACTAAGTCTTACAGTTGTTTCTTTATTAATTGGAACATCATCATTGTTTGTTAAATACTCGTAGTATAATCTTCCCTTTTCATCTCTATTAACTGTCATCCTATCTGGCATAAGCGGATATAATGCTATGATTTCTCCTTTTCCATTTCTTATGATTTGTGCATAAGCATTACCCCATAATAAAAGATGAGTCATAAGTGTTTCTCTGAACACAAAAGACGTCATCTCTGGATTGGGTTCATCATGCAATAAAAAATATAATGGATGTTCTATAGCTTTTTTCTTACTTCCATTTTCGTCATACTTATAGAAATGTAATGGTAAACTTGCTACTGCCTCTGACAAAGTCCTTACACAGCTATAAACTGCAGTCATTTGCATAGCAGAACGCTCATTTACTCTCTTTCCACTTGTTGTTCCTCCCATGAAAAAACTATAGTTACTTCCTGTCGTTCTATTTTCAGGTGCATCTCTTGACCTAAATAAACCACTCCAAAATCCCAAAATTCATCATCTCCTTTTTAAATAAATAAAATTCCTCGGTTATCATATACACTTTCACTTAATGAACTACCACATCTAATAGCTCTATCAAGTGCCATTATTGTTGCAATTACGCCATCGATTTTTTCTGTTGATTTTTCTTTGTCTGCTTTTATATTTCCTGCAGGATCAGTCTTAATGAAAACATTATCCATGTTCCACCTTAAAATTGGATGTCCACCATGCATTAATTTTCTTTCAAGTGTTAGTTTCATTAATTCTTTTGTTGGTGGGCTCATATCTTTAAATCCCTGTCCAAATGGAACAACAGTAAATCCCATGTTCTCTAAATTCTGAACCATTTGTACAGCTCCCCATCTATCAAATGCAATTTCTCTAATATTAAATTTCTCTCCCAACTTTTCTATGAATTTCTCAATATATCCATAATGAACTACATTTCCTTCAGTTGTTTGTAAATAACCTTGCCTTTGCCAAATATCATAAGGAACATGATCTCTTTTTACTCTCAAATCGAGAGTATCTTCTGGTATCCAAAAATAAGGTAATACAATATACTCCTCTTCATCATCCATAGGTGGGAAAACTAAAGCAAAAGCTGTTATATCTGTTGTAGATGATAAATCTAATCCACCGTAACATACACGACCTTCTAATTCTTCCTCTGTAACTCTTCCATCGCATAAATCCCATTTTTCCATTGGCATCCATCTTATAGATTGTTTTACCCATTGATTTAGTCGTAATTGTCTGAATGCATTCTCTTCTCCTGGATTTTGTTTTGCTGATTCACAAGCAGCCTTTACTTTCTCCTCAGCAACTGTTATACCAAGTGATGGATTTGCTTTTCTCCATACTTTTGGATCAGTCCAGTCTTCACTCTCGTCTGCTCCATAAATTACAGAATAAAATGTAGGGTCAATTTTATTTCCTTTTTCAATATCTAATGCTTTCTGATGTATTTCATAACAAATTGAGTTAGTATCATTTCCTGCTGTGGTTATTAAAAAATATAGTGGTTGCATTCTTGCATCTCCAGAACCTTGTGTCATTACATCGTAAAGTTTTCTATTGGGTTGTGTATGTAACTCGTCAAATATAACACCATGAGTATTAAATCCATGTTTGTTTGCTACATCTGCTGACAAGACCTGGTATGAACTATTTGTGGGTTTATATATAAGTTTTTTCTGTGATTCAAGTATCTTTACTCTTCTTGAAAGTGCAGGACAAAACTTAACCATATCTACTGCAACGTCAAATACAATCTTTGCTTGATTTCTATCTGCGGCACATCCATATACTTCAGCTCTTTCTTCTCCATCACCACAAGTAAGTAGAAGTGCAACTGCCGCTGCAAGTTCTGATTTACCTTGCTTTTTAGGAATTTCAATATAGGCGGTATTAAATTGACGATACCCATCGGGTTTAAGTACTCCAAAAATATCTCTAATAATTTGTTCTTGCCAATCTATAAGTTCAAAGTTTTTTCCTGCCCATGTTCCTTTTGTATGGCAAAGGCTCTCAATAAAAGCTACTGCAAAATCCGCTGCATCTTTATCATAATGACTTGTTTTTATTTTAAATTTTGTAGGCTTATAGTTCTTTAACTTTCTCAATCTATCATCTCCTTCCCACGCAAAAAGCACTCCATATTGAAGTGCTTTTAAAAATATTTTATTCTGTTTTATTTTTCTTGAGTTCTGTGTATTGTTTTAATGATTTGTTCTTGTTCTTTAATATTAACACCTATTGACTCTAATGCCTCCCTGGTTCCACAATCGGGGCATATTAGGGTTTTATTATCTTTCCTTGATATTGCTGGGTGTCCTTGATATTCAGTGACACAATAAGGACATTTCCTTATATTATTCATTTCCTTTTTCATTATCTAACCTCCTACTTTTATCTAGTTAAGTGTTTATTTTTTCGTTATATTTTGATACATTTATCAATGTTGTAAATAACATTTAAAGAACTACCATTGTCCCAGAAAACCATAATTGATGCAGTATCATCTACACCAATTACTGTTCCCAAAGTTCCAATTGGTGGAGCTTGTACATCATCCATTTTTATAAGTTTTACTCTAGTTCCTTCTGGATATTTTTTTCTTATTTTTTCAACTATTTCTTGTTTTGGAAACATCATGTTTGTTTACCTCCTTGCATTACATATATCACTCTAAAACACATAAATATCAAGTCATGTGTGCATAATAATTGATTCCAGACAATACAAAATAAACACAAGGAAGAGCTACTCCATTACCCCATAATTTATATTCTGCTGAATCTGAATAAGGATTTTGTAACCATTTAATTATTTGCTTATTTGTTTTCTCTCTTTTATCTTTGCCTTCTGCTTTAGAACTTTCATTAAATATTTCTTTCCAATATTCAACTTCCTCTTCATTTGGATTTTCTATTTCTAAATTAGAACACCACCAATCAGGAAAACCTTGTAGTCTTGCACATTCTTTTGGTGTAAGTCTTCTAACCTTCAACTTATCATTTACTATTGGAGGATCCATATAATCTGTTGCAATTAATGTATTCGCTAGATTTTCACTTGCTCTTGTATGAAATGAACTCTTGCTTGTTGAATAAACGATTGCAACACCACCTTGATTTGAATTAGGAAAGTTCCCATTCGTATCAAGTGTTCTTGATGTTTCAGTTTCATATACATTGTTTCTAGCATTCTTTGTTCCTTCAGATGTTAATCTTACATCATAGTTTTTTGAATAAACTACAAACGGTTGATTATTACCACCCGTACCATAAGTTGATAATATTGTTGGTGCGACATTCAATGGTCCTTTATATCTTAAATCTTGTGAATGGTTTTCAAATAAATCTAACTTGCTTGATTTTCCAATGCTATCCTCAATGTTTCTGGTAGAGTCTTGCCACGACTTAAAGCTCTCCTTAGAATACCCTGACAAGCCGTCTGACTCAAATAGTATTTTTGAGGCACTATTTCCTCCAAAATCTCCGACAAGGTAGATTCGTTTTCTTCTCTGGGGTACTCCCCAAAACTGAGCATCAAAAACTCTCCATGCGATTGAGAAATCATCTCCCATGATTGTTCCTGCCTGTTCCCACTTTGTAGGTTTAGGAATAGACAATTCTTGATGTTTGACTTTGCAGATTTCATCAATGACACTTTTGAAGTCATCTCCCTTATTTGAAGAGAATGCTCCTGTGACATTTTCCCAGACGATATATCTTGGCTTTTCTCCATTTGTTACACACCTCATTTCTTTTACAATTCTTATTGCCTCATAAAAAAGATTAGACCTACTTCCGTCTAATCCAGCTCTTTTACCTGCTATTGACATATCCTGGCAAGGACTACCAAATGTAATTATATCTACGGGTTCTACTTCATTTCCTTTTATTTTAGTAATATCACCATAATGCTTTACTTTTGATAACCTTTTAGTTGTTACCCTAATTGCAAATGGCTCTACCTCTGAACTCCATACAGGTTTAATACCTGATAACATTCCTCCTAAAGGAAAGCCACCACTTCCATCAAATAAACTTGCAAGTGTTAGTTCCTTATCCATTATCTACCTCTACTTCTTTAACTAAATCTTTGTACAGTATCTTCTCACCATTTCTAATTACATACACATTTTCACTATCGTTAGTATCTTCAACATATCTTCTTAAAATTACTGATGCATATTTTTCATCAAGTTCCATT